AAGAACTGCCCCCACATAACCGAGGACAACCGCTGCCCGTTCTGGGGTCCGTGGGACAAGCGCGAACGTCAACGCGGCACCGTCATCGACGAACTCTGGCGGCGCAAGGGCTATTGTCCTTTCTACAGTTGGTCAAAGGAAGAATAATGTGTTACATTGAAGATGAACACACATACGAACAGGTCGTGATGGACAAGCTAGATAAAATAATCAAATTACTGGAGGAACTCTTGGAACTATGGAACACATCGACTACGACAAACAACACTGGATAAACAGGCTATTCCTACGTCTAGCAATGTTCGTTGGAGAGGGGATCTTGGAAGAAGCCGAAGAAATACGCATAATCGACATCGAGGAGAACTATCGAGACACAGGCCAAATGAGCGTGTCCGACCTCAACTGGCTCAGGCGCACTCTTACCGGTCTCGAACAAGATGAAGAGGTCATCTGGGAGGAAGAACTATGAGTAAACAAGGAAAATTCTGGTGGGGAATAGTGTGGCTAATCGCAGGCATCGTCTACGCCGTCGTAGCCTTTCGCGCCTGCGACTACGCATCCGCCGCCGCAGCCAAACGCTGGGTATGCGATGGAAAATTCGACGCAGGCTGGTACATGGTCTGCGCCAACTTCAACGACGTGAACGAAGCGCCATACTGCTCCGGCACGCTCTACTTCAACGGCACGCAGGAACAGTCCGACCAAATTTGCGACGCATTGAACATCGAAGACCTGCCGCCCGATGCAACCGAGGAACAACTATCCGCCGCACCCTTCTACTTCATCTGGAAGAACACTCAATGGCAACCTTACGCCATCCCGTGTAAATACGTAGGAAGAAGCGGCTGCGCTGACGGTGCGGATTGCGCATAAAAAAACACCCGCACAGCAACCGGACCATGCGGGTGTCCGAAGGAGAGGAGTGTCGAGAGAGAGGAAGAACATGCTCCCAAGACGACTATAATTGTATCATAAAGTTGTATGTATGTCAAACATACAAACACTTTGACACAAACTCGAAAATAGTGTAAAATATAAGAGTAGACATGACTACACAACTTGGACCGAAAAAGCTATCTACCCGCCACGAACTGATGGCTCTCGCCGAAGCACACGGCAAGACGCCTAAAGAGCTATCCGAACTGTTCAACTACAACTACCAATACGTCTATCACATCCGTCAGGTTCCCGAGTACAAACTCCTCGTCCGCGAGTACCTCAAACGCATCACAGAATCCACCATCGACGACACTTCCGAGCTTCTCACCATGTTCAACAGAGAAGCTCCCGCCGCTTTCCAAACTCTCTCAACATTACACAAACGCGCAGACCGCGACGCCACCCGCCTCGGAGCCGCCAAGGAAATCCTCGACCGCTCCACTGTCGCACCACGCAAAAAGGACTCCCTCACCGACGGCGAACGCGGCACAGTCATCCAAATAGGTATCAAGAAGATGCAGAACATCATCACCGCACTCAAGGACGTAGGCGATGAAGAGACACTCGAACTGATCGAAGGAGAGTACGAGGAGCAAGAATGACAACCCACTTAATGCAACTCGACTCATCCGGCCAGGAGTCAATCACAAGCATATTCATGAGCGACGACGAACGTGGCTTTATGACCTGGATAACCGAACTCGAAGTCGCCGCTCCCGGCTGCACAATCTTCGTACATAAAATGTCAGATGCAGGCTATTCCCTCTGCACCGTCCCGCTGCCCTACTCTGCTCTCGCAGACGACCCGACCACCGAGAAACGTTTCTGCGGCTGCCCTACCTGTATCGACCAGAGGAACTTCTTAAAAGACTACACAGCAAGAATAGTAATCCCAGACATGGAAAAATTATTCGAAGGACTTGAACATGTCATCTACAGAATCAATAACCCAGAAGAAGAGAAAATACCAAGACCTGAGCCAGACGGAGATCGACCAGATCAACTTCATGTGTAAGCGTCTTGGTTACGACCGTTTCATATTCGCAGGGTATGATTCGAAGGAATTCGAAAAACACGTCCTGTCCAAAGGTTGGTATCACCACGGCGGACCCACAATCGGGGTCAACGCATCCCTCGCAGGTTGCGTCTACGTCATAACCCGCATCCTCACCGACTTCGACTTCTCGGACGAAGTCCGTAGAGGCGTAATGTCCGTACTCAACACAGTAATAACCGGACGAGAAATAAAGGAAAACATTCGTGGACGAGAAAGTACGTAAAGAACTCGACACAATCGAAGTAATGATTCAGCGTTGGAAAATCTTCTGGCTCGGTGAATACCGTGATCCAGCCGATTACCCCGATATGGAAGGCAATCCCAACGAGTGGATACTGGACGAATTCAGTCAACTTATCTTCGGAGGCGACTACTACCATCTAGGCATCGTATCATCTTACATAAACCGTATGCGTAGAGCGAACCTACTCACAGCCGAGGAATTCGAATCTTTTGTGGAGAGGATTTATGGAGAAATCAAAGACATGCGCAGGCTGCTCGGACTGCAAGACGAGGGAGAAGACTCTCCTTAAAGCAGTCAACGAAGCCGTTCGCGTCGTCGAGATGTTCGATAAAGTCGAACAAAGCGCAGCGAGGGCCGTAGAGGAATATTTCGAATACTTCCGCTCCGTCCTCCTACATGCGCGAATGGAAAAATTACGTGACACGCTCACAGAGTACAAAAGGTCTCTCGAAAGGTGGAGAGAAAATCACCGTGCTGTTCAGGAATTGTCCAACCTGCAACGGTGTGATGAGGAATGACGGAGAGTGCGTTTACTGCTGCCCTGAACATGAACGTGATCCCGATTGGGATCTTGACCTAGACTACCAGTTCATGCAGGATGCGACGTAATGTATACAAAATTCGAAGAGTGTGTAACAAAAGGCGCAATCGGAGGGTTCAAGTGGATATGCAAAGTCTGCCGCTCTCCCGCGCACGAATACACCACACTCGACACGAAACGTGACATCTGGGAAATAGACTCAATCCGCTGCCGCAACTGTGGAAACGTGTGGAGACGCGAACAGTGAAATCCTTCGACCGCTACGAAGAACTCTTGGACATCTACGACGACGAGGAAGCCATTGACGCCTTCGAGATCGAAGACTTCCAGGAAGAAATAATAATAGACCCAAGAACCGGCATGGCTCGCCAAGCTGGTACATCCATGACCGGCGAGTTCATCAACCGTATCCGTAAGCGCTGCGAAGGAGACCTCTATGTATTCTCAAAAGCAATCATGGGGAGAGACTATCTTACTAAAGCTCTTCATCTTCCTGTTTGTAACTTTCTCCAGAAGGTTCCGCCGTTCCGAAAAATGCTTCTACTTCCCCGTGACCACGCGAAAACATCAATTGTGGCTCATTGTCTACCCCCGCACATCCTTATTCAGCCCCCCGAATCGAATATCTATTTCCCAGGACACGCAGGAAATGAAATGCGAATTCTTCTCTGCGGCAAGACAGAAGGAATGGCCTCAAAGAACCTCGGAGTAATCCAAGCCCTCTGGGAAAGCAACGATCTCTTCCGCACGTTCTGGCCCAAACTTTGCTGGGAACGCCCCAAAGCTCAAGCCCGCCGCTGGAACAACCTCGAAATGGTCATCCCCCGCGAGACCCACTGGCCCGACTCGACCATCCGCGCAATCGGCGTAGGCGGCGCTATCGCAGGTGCCAGCGCCCTGGGGTTTTTCCAGACTCTTACCACCATGCGTGTGGCGCATGCCGCGGGTGAATCCTTCAATTTCGCCTGGGTATCGGACACGCACCTGTATCCGAAGACCTTGAACACGCGTTTCGTCGAAAAGGCAACGCGCGCGTTCAAGGAGGTTCAGGCGCAAAGTGCTTCGCTGGATTTCATGATTTTCGGCGGCGATCTCGCCCAGAAGGGCGATCCCGTTGAGCTGGAACTCGGTGCCGAACTCCTAAAAGAAGTAAAAATAAAGAAACTGTTCATACCGGGCGAACACGACTGGTATCTGGACATGGGTGAATCCTGGAACAAACATTTCGGCGA